AGAATTTAAAGAATCATTAAAGTTTAATTTAAAAAATAAATACAATTGTATTCCTTTAGGTTTTAAAGGTTTTGCTAAAGTGTATCCAGGAATTATTAAAGGAACTCATACTTGTATTACTGGAGTTAAAGATTCTGGTAAAACTAAATTTATGAGATATTTTTGGATTATTAATGCAATTGAATTTGTTAAAGAAGTTAATGATATAGAACAATTAGATATTAAAATATTTGTTTATTGCTTAAAACAATCAGTTAAAGCTTTTAGGGCTGAGATTCTTTCATCTTTTCTTTACAGGGATTATAAAATCGAAATGACTTATTTAGATTTATTATCTATTCAAGAAAAAGATAATAGAAAAATGAATGAAACTGTTTTAGGTTATATAGCTAAATATGATGATTGGTTTGAATATTTTGATTCTAAAGTAAGTATTTATGATACTAAAAATAAACCTCAAGAAATATTTGATACTACTAAAAGATGGATTGAACAACAAGGAGCATTTGAACAAATAGGAGAAAGAAAAGAGTTTAAGTATGATAATCCTAATTTATTTGTTTTAAATTGTACTGATTCACTTAGATCATTAGTATCTGATAATGGTATGAATATGGATACTAAAAAATGTATAGAAAAACATGTTATTAATAACATGAATACATTGAAAAAGGTTTATAATTGTGCTATTGTAGATATACATGATACAAGTATTGATAAAGAAAGAATTGAATCAGATTATAGTGGTAAAACAAATGAAGAAAAACTAGAACCAGCAATTGATGGATTAGGAGATAGTAAAATAGTTGGTACTTATTATGATTTTATACTTGGAATACATTATCCGTGGAAATATAAATTTACTAGTCACATGGATTATTCAGTTTCTATTTTACAAGATAATTATAGATCAATTAAAGTTGTAAGTAGTATTTTTAGTTCACCTAATCTTTATTTAGGAATGTGGTTTAATGGAGCAAGTAGTACATTTGAAGAACTTCCTAGTACAACACATTTGAAAAGTCAATTAAATATGGAAAATTATTTAAAAACTAGAAGAAAATGAAAATAAAAGCTAGAATAATTATATCAGTAGAATTAGAATCTGAAATGGTTCAAGATGCTACACAATTATTAGAAAGTTTTATTGAAGAAGTACATTATGAGTTTTTAAATACTTCTACAATACAAATAAATGAAAATGAAATTCAAGATTATGAATTAGTTAGAGAAATAAACTAATATTTAAAATGACAAATATTAAAATTAAAGGAGAAGAAGTATTTAAAAAATTGTTTAATAAAACTCTTAGTAATGATGCTTTAGCTGAATTTAAAGAAAAATTACAAGAATACAAACAAGGAGTAGAAGAAAAAAGAGAATGGGTTGATTCAAGATCAGAAAAATGGCATGAAGCTAATGAAGAATTTAGCAATCATTTACTTGAAGTTGAAGAATTTTTAGATAATCTTGAAAGTACAGTTAATGAGTTAGAATATTTAGAATATCCAGAAACCGAATAAGTAAAATGGAAACAATAAAAAATTATATAAGAATTACAATCGAAAGACTTGAAAATCATTTTCAAAATACTAAACATTTACAAATTGAAGGATTAAAAACTGTTAGTTTTAATTTTGAATATATGACGGTGAATGTATTTTTAGATAAACCTAATGATAATATTAGTGAAAAAGTAAATCAAGAATTAAGAGATATGTATATCAAAACAGAAGAAGAAACAAAAAGACAACTAGAAAATCTTAAAAAAGAATTAGAAGAACTAGAAAAAATACACTAATATGGGAAATGCAATAGCAGTAGTTGGGCCTCCGGGTAGTGGTAAAACAACTTCAGTATTACCTAATGAAGAATATAATATTGTAGGATTAAATCCTGCTGAAACTGTAGTTATATCTTGTGCAGGTGGAGGAAAACCTATGTTATTTCCAAATGCAAAGAAACATTATAAAACAGGAAAGTTAAAAGATGGTGCAAATCATATATTCCAAACTGATCCACAAGCAGTAGCTACTATAATTTCTGCTGTAGGAGGAGGTTTAAAAGATGATCACGGTAATCTTCTCCCTGTTAAAGAAGAATATCTTAAATATAAAAATATAGTAGTAGATGATCCACAATCATTGCAAATGTTTATTTTTATGGATAAAGCACTAGAAACTGGATTTGCGAAATTCTCAATAATTGGACGTGCGGCTTATTTACCTCTGAAAGCTGCTGCTGAAATGACTAGAGATGATGTTAATATTATATTTTTATATCACTCTGAAGAAACTAATGGTGGAGATAAGAAGATTAAAACTGCTGGAAAATTAGTAGATAATTATCTTACTATTGAAGGTTTATTTAGTTTTGTATTCTTTACAAAGGTTGAAAGAGATTTTGTGACCAAAAAAGCCAAATATTGGTTTCAAACTCAATCTGATGGATTTACAACGGCAAAGTCACCTGCTGGATGCTTTGAGTTTGAAATTCCAAATGATATGAACTTTGTACTAACACGTATTAAGGAATATTTAGGTGAATAGTATGACCAATAGAAAAAATAGAAACAAAAGTCCCCCTACATCAAAAATAATTTATAAATTCCTTGCACAGAATAAAAAATAGTGCTATATTTGAATATCAAAATTTAACAACAACCAAAATATAAAAAACAAAATGGCATTAACATCAATTAAAAGATCGTCTAGTCGTAATCCAAACTCATTCGCAACTCGCGCACCAGAACCACAAAATGATTTCCTTTTTGCAGTTCGTAAAGCAGGTGAGAACGCTAAAGAAGTATTTACAGTATCAGATGATTTCCTAGAAACTTCTGGACTTAAAAGCTTTGAAGTAGGTGGAGACATTCTATTCGACGATGAAACAAACAAAGTTTATTTCGGTATTGTACCTAAAGATGCTGCTGTAGTACTTAAAGGTCGTCAAGGAACTACTAAAGACGGTAAAGCTATCGAAAAAGGAACGGAGTTCCAACACAAAGATGCAATTGGTTACTTTGAAAAAATTGGTGCTGTATCTACTACACGTGGTCTTGGATATGGAGCAGCTTTTTCTCTAAATCAAGTTTCTGCTGATATGCTTCCAGGAGCAACAGCTCTTTATGAAATTGTTCCTGCTGAATTAGTTGGTATGGCTAAGAAAGCAATGAATAAGTTTCAGGGAATTGAAGAAACTCCTGTAACTGAAAGCACTTCTACACCTGCTGCTGAACCTGCTCAAGCTACGGCTGAAGCACCAGCAACAGCTTCAGTAGAAGCAGATGAATGGGATTCCTAATTTATCATTAAATTCGTCCAAGATAGATAAGACTAGATAATTGTCCGGAAATTAATAGTCAGAAATATTAAGGATGCCAGATTGAAAATCTGTTTAAAAAAGCTAGGCAAACATTGGGTTTTGTCTAGCTTTTTGTTTATATTCATATCCCCCTAAGTGATTTAGAGATTTGAGTATAAAAATGGAAAAATACAATTTTAACTAAATTAAGTTATGAATTACGAAGAAAAGATTTCTGTTCATAAACAAATAATAAGTATCTGTCAAGAACTTTTAAATGATACTTATATAGGAATGGATGCTAGATTAAAAATTAAAGAGATTTTAATAATTAATTTAGAAAATTTAAGTAACGAAATAAATAAATAAAAAACAATAAATAAAAACGAAAAACAAAAACATGAAAGCTTCACAAGTAAAAGACACAACCCCTATTAAACCTCTTAAAGAAGGAAATATTGTTTTCCTTGCAAAGTTACCAGAGTACACTGAAGGAGATAAAGGAAATTCTTATAAAATAGAATGGGTAGATAAAGAAGGAAAAGTATTTAGTCAAACTATTCTTGATCCATTTACTCCTAGTGCTTCAATTCCTGATAATTTAGTTAATGCTGGTTATAATAAAATGTTCAGAATCTTTAGAGCATATATGCAACCAGAAGCCTATAATACATTTTCCGAAATTGATATTCCTGATTTGAAAACTGCAATTGCTACATTTACTAAAATGGTTGCTCCAGATTGGGCTAATGTAGAAACTACTCTTATTCTTGGAAATAAGAAATATGATGGTTATTTAGGACTTCCTACATTTACTGAATTTATTTCTACTGCTTATGCTCCAGTAACTCTTGAGTATCCAGAAAATGAATTGAGTGTAGAATATGTACAGAATCCTACTAAACCACGTGCTCCAAGAGCAGGTGCTACACCAGATCAAGAAAACAAACCAAAAGGTAATGTAAACGATGACGTTTAAGTCAATAGTTTAACAAAAAATTAAAGAACCTAATAGAAATATTAGGTTCTTTTTTCGTTTAAAACTGATATAAAAACAATGGATAAATCTACTAGAAGATGGTGTCATTATGTTATTGATGATATGTTAGAACATATTCCAGTAATAAAAACAGAACTAATCCGTGATCTTAAATGGAATCGAGAAGATTCTATGTATAAGGCTCCTGAAGAAACTTTACAATGGCAAAGAACAATGAATACCTTAATTAAACATATTCCAAAACCAATTGAAAATTGGCATTTTAAAGTACTTAGTATTTTTACAACAAGATCAGAAGAAGAATTAAGAAATAGTATTTAATATTATTTTAACCCTCAAGTGTAGATGAAAGCGGAGTTATTAAGTTTAGATAAAAAGATAATTCTTAAATATCTTACAGAGGAACAAATATTTGAGAAATATTTTGGTCACAAACCAGAATTAAATAAATTATATACTAATGAAAAGTTAAGAGTTGATGAAACTCCCGGCTGCTCTTTCTATTACAGGGATAACGGAAAATTAATATTAACTGATTTTTCTGCTGGAGAACAATATGATTGCTTTGATTACATAATGCGTTTACATTGCAATTGTAAATTTCCAGTTGCTTTAGAAATAATAGCTAGAGATTTTGGTTTGTTAGATAGAAATAAAGTAGTTAATAAATTACTTCCTAAACCAATTGAAAAAGTTAGTAAAATTTACAATCATATTGAAATTTGTAGAGAAAAAAAGTTTAAAAAAGAGCATTTAGAGTATTGGTCAATTGGAGGTTTAAAGATTACTCAAGAAATACTTGCAGCAAATAAGATTTGGGCTTTAAGACATTTATGGGAACATACACCTACAAAAGTTAATTATTATACACCTAATCAATTAGGAGTTGCTTTTGCTTATCATTGGGAAGGATATAATTATCAAATTTATTTTCCTTTTAAAAAGAAAGAACTTGGTGAGCGTAAATTTATTAATCCACCAAAGATAAAAATAGGAGATATAGAATTTTTAGATTTTAATGCAAATCATATAGTAATAACTAAGTCTAAGAAGGATGCTTTCTATCTTAGACTTTTTGGTATCAATGCTTTCTTTATCATCAATGAAGCGATTCTTTTA